CAGTATCAGCACTATATCTGGTGATTCTGCACCTTTGGCTTTTCCTACAAATGTAGGCACAGATGTCACAGTCAGTGGAGGCACGGTTGTAAGTGTAAGGGTCAATGGCGGATCTGCACAGAACGTCTACACAATCAAAGTTACCATTGTCACAAACAACGGTGACACAGACGCAAGATCATTCAGGATTGTGGTGGAGGAGAAAAAATTATAATGGCAAAGAAGTCATACAAACTAGATAAAGAATTAATTTCAAGGCTATCTTCTATAATGTGCAGTTACGAAGAGATAGCAATGGTTATGGACACATCAGTTGATAACCTACAAAAAAGATACAAAGACATCATTGAGAGAGGCAGAGCAGAAGGTAAAAAAGGTCTTCGTAGGGCACAATACGAGAAAGCGGTCAAGGACAAAGACGTGAGAATGTTGATATTCCTTGGCAAGCAGTATTTGGATCAGAAGGATCAACCTACTGAAACTGAAAGCAATGAACCATTACCTTGGCCTGAAGATGCTTAATGAAGTTATCATCACCACAGAAGCAAGTTGCTGATCATCCAGCAAGATTCAAAGTCTTGGTTATGGGAAGAAGGGGAGGCAAAACTTTTTTGGCAATCAGACAACTGGCATATTTCGCGAGGCAACCAAATAAATTATGTTGGTATGTTGCACCAAGTTACAGGATGGCTCGCAACATAGTTTGGTTAGAAATAAAAAAATTATTGACAGATCTTAATTGGGTAAAGAAGGCCAATGAGGCAGACCTTACACTATATCTCAAGAACAACAGCAGGATACAATTAAGAGGCGCTGACAATCCTGACAGTTTACGGGGTATAGGTCTAGATTATTTGGTATTGGACGAGTGTGCTGACATCAACAAAGAAGCATGGCAAGAAGTTCTGCGTCCAACACTGGCTGACAAAGGTGGTCACGCCTTGTTCGCATCAACTCCAAAAGGTCTGAACTGGTTTCATGATCTTTACCAAGAAGGTCAGAAGACAACAGAACCAGAATGGCAGTCTTGGCAATTCACAACAGAAGAAGGTGGCTTTGTGCCGGATGAAGAAATAGAGCAGGCCAAACGCGACCTAGATAAAAAGGTATTTGATCAGGAGTTCAGGGGGACGTTTGTCAATTTCCAGGGCCTGGTGTATTATGGTTTCGATATGAAACACAATGTTAAGAAAGTTGACTTACCAGAAGATGTTTCAGCCTTGCATATAGGAATAGACTTTCAGTTGAATCCAATGTTTGCAACAGTGTCATACATCAAAGACAACACGGTGTTCGTATTTGATGAAATAGAAATTTGGAGTTCAAACACAGATGAACTTTGTGAAGAAATATTAAGAAGATATCCTAACAAAAAAATATTTGCATATCCGGATCCAGCGGCAAGACAAAGAAGGACAAGTTCGGCAAGAAGGACTGATGCTTCTATCTTACAGAACGCAGGATTTATTTTGAAGATGCCAAGGTCACACATGAGCATCAGAGACAGAGTAAATTGTGTGAACAGCAAGTTGTGTAATGCTGTTGGCATACGAGGTGTGCTGATTGACCCGCGATGCAAGTCGCTAATAAATAGTCTTATACGTCACACATATAAGAGTGGAACGGCGTTGCCAACAAAGGATGAAGGATGGGATCATGCTAACGATAGTTTTGGATATTTGGTTAGTTTCTTATTCCCGATAACAAAGATGAAAACGGATGTTACACCACAAAGATTCACATTTCAAACAGGAGGCTTAAATGGCAGATATTGATGCAATGACTAATCAACACGATGAGATAGGTGGACCAAACCTAGAAGGCATTCCTGTTCATGAAGAATACAACAACTACATCAACAGATGGGACTACCTACAGAGATCATACGCAGGTGGCGGACAATACAGAATTGGAAATTACCTTACAAAATATGTAAATGAAAACAGTGCTGAATACATCCAAAGGCTGTCTACAACACCATTGGACAATCACTGCAAAAGCATAATACACATATATAATTCTTTCTTGTTTAGGAATCCACCTAAACGTGATATGGGCAACCTATCAGACACACCAGAACTAGAAGCGTTCATGAAAGATGCTGACCTTGAGGGCAGAGACTTTGAATGTTTCATGCGAGATGTAAGCATCCAGGCCAGTATATTTGGTTCGGCATTAATTTTATTGGACAAACCTAATGTTGTCGCGGGCACTAGGGCAGAAGAATTACAACAAGGAATAAGACCTTACGCCAGCATATTTTCAGCAATGAACGTTATTGACTGGGAGTATTCTAGATTACCAAATGGACTTTATGAACTTTCGTTTTTGAGATTGTTGGAAAGAGAACAAAAGTCATATGGTGCACAGACAAAATATTTCTTAAGAACTTACACAAAAAACGAAGTGTTCGTTGAACAATACAATCCTAAAAAGAATACCAGCGTAGAACTCCTACAGAGATTGCCTAACCCATTAGGCAAGATACCTGCTGTATGGGTATATGCACAGAGATCACCAACAAGAGGTATTGGTGTGTCAGACATCAGTGATATTGCTGATATGCAGAACGCAATATACAATGAATTATCAGAAGTTGAACAGACAATAAGATTATCAGGACATCCAACACTTGTTAAAACAATCAACACAGAAGCAAGTGCAGGCGCGGGTGCAATAATCAATATGCCTGATGAAACAGATCCAGGACTACGTCCTGCTCTGTTACAACCAAGTGGTCAGTCAATCGACATGATATTGAATTCGATAGAAAACAAAATTAAAGCAATTGATAGAATGGGCCATCTAGGTTCTGTGAGAGCAATAGAACAAAGATCAATGTCTGGAATAGCACTTCAAACAGAAATGATGCAACTTGACACAAAATTAACAGAGAAAGCAAAAAATCTGCAACTAGCAGAAGAGCAGTTGTTTAGATTGTTTGCAAACTTTATGAACATGAATTGGGACGGTGAAATAAGATATCCAACCGTGTTCAATGTCAGAGACAGAAACTACGAAATGGATATCTTGAAAAAGGCCGCAGATGCTAAACCTGCCGACCCTAACATAAAACAAAAAATTGACGAAAAAATTATGCAAGTCATTGAGCCAGAGCAAAATGCTATGGGCATGGAAGATAAACCAGAATTACAGACAGCAATGACACATCCGCCAATGGCTTCAGTAGACGATATGGTAAAACATATGAGAGAAATGATCGAACAAGGTTATACTAATGAACAGATAATCGAATTACATCCAGAAATGGCATCATTTTTTAAAGGAGACACAAATGGCGAAGAGACGCAGAGTTCCTAAAGACAAAACAGGTGTGCCTAGAAAATACTTGTCTGGATTGACAGGTAGCAAGAGAACACAACTGGCATCATTGATAAAACGTATAGGCAGGCTGGCCAGGGCCGGTAAGAGCATACCACAATCACTTATAGACAGGAGGGTAAACCTTGGCAAAAAGAAAAAGTAGGGCAAAACCTTTGAGTGCGACCACAAGAAAAACTTTACAAAGCAAAGCAAACAAATCAAGATTCACTTTCGCTACGTTGAGAAAAGTTTACAGGCGTGGACAAGGTGCATTCCTTACATCAGGTTCAAGACCAGGAGTTGGAATGCAACAATGGGCAATGGGTAGGGTCAATAGTTTCCTGCGTGGTTCAAGGAAACATGATCTTGACTTGAGGCGGAGAAAGCGATAATGGCAAAGTATCAAGGCAGAACGGTAACACTAAACAAGCCTTTCAGGACACCGGGCAAAAGCAAGAAGAGTGCGGTGTATGTGCGTAACAGGAGAACAGGCAGGGTGCAGATTGTAAGATTTGGACAGCCTGGCATGAGCATAAAGAAAAACAATCCTGCCAGGAGGAGAAGTTTCATAGCAAGGTTCACACCAATACTGAATGCAGTCAGAGGACAGAAAACATTGTCACCTGCATACTGGAGTTTAAAGGCATGGAGATGATTACACTATGGTTATGGATCGGATTTTGCGTTTATATGATATTTGAACTAAATCAATGGATTGAGAGAAACTTTTAATGGAGAGCGATAGTAATGGCAGGTATAAAAGCAAGGAAAGGACAACAAGTCCACCACAGCAAGTTCTACATACGAGGACAGGAATGGAAACCTTGCAAGGTGGTGACACCAAAGAGGTTCTCGAAAGGATACAAAACATTCATGGCGGCACAATCAGTGTCTACAGGAGAGATCTACAAGAACAGCCACGGACTGATAGCGCCTTGGCATTCGATACCATTCACCTGCATAAA